GTACGACCTCACCAATACCAGGTATATTACTTAAAACATCAGTAATTGTTTTTTTAACTTCATTATAAAAATCACGAACGCTTGCAAATACAGAATCAATTGTTTGTCTGAAGCTTGTATTGGTCGACTCCCACCACTCACCTACTTGCCTTGTACTATTATTAACAAAGTTTCTAATAGTATCTCTATCAATAATACCGAATGTTAGATCGCTACCTATACCCGCTAGCAACTCAGTTACAGCTGCACCTAGTCCGTTTCTCTCGTACTCTTCCATAGCACCTTCAATATTAAGAGCTAGTAGAATAAGCGGACCAATTATAGGTATTCTAGTAAAAATAGCGCGCGCCACAGTACTGATTAGTCTTCTAATCGCACCACCTATATTACCTATAATACCTCCACCTAAACTTAGACCGCCTATGATAGAACCTATCAGGCCTAGTATTCCGCCTTGACCTTGCTCTTGATTAGCTACTCTTGGAGCACTACTACCTAGAGCGGGTGTATCACCAGCTAGTTTACTAACCTTAGTTTCAATTCTAGATATAGAACCTCTCACAGCAGAGATATCGCGTGAGATCCTAAACAGGGTTCTTTCAGCCCCTGTACTAAAACCACCACCTGGCGATGTACCCATACGCGATAGTCCATAGCCACTAGCTTCCGCTACTCTACGACTATCCATCAGATCAAAATTAATAAGCGAACCTCCCGCAGAGGCTGCTCGATTAATATTTCGAATTACTCCTAGAGGCCCTAATGCACGTATAGGGGCAATTGTTCTTAATACTACACTAGCCAGCCTCTGCATCCGAGAAGACTTTTGTGCATTAACTTCTTTTTGAACTTGATTAACCTGCTCTTGCTGGTCTTGCAATTCTTTTTGTACTTGATCAATTTGCTGCTGTTGATCGTCTATAGTTTTTTGAGCCTTGTCGAGCTCTTCTTGAGAGACCATACCTTCACGGGCAGCTGCAACAATAGAGTCAGACATATACTGACCACCTACTTTACGTCCTCCTACTGACGTACCAGCTGGAAATCTTGGTCTTTCAACCGGTAGAGGTGGTTTAGCTAGTGGTACAGAAGTGCCCGACATTATTGTTGCTCTTTTTTACTCTCTAAGTAGTTTACTAGCAAACCAATATAGATATCACGCTCATAAACTATTAAATCTTCTATTTCTGTTATTGAATATTTATGGTGCTGAGCCAACGCAAAGATATTAGCATAATAATACTGTAGTTCAGTATAACTCAGCAGTACTAAAAAAAATCCTCTAACCGTGTCAATTCAATATTAACATCCTCTCCTTTAGTATTTTTAAACGAAGTTTTATACTTTAGAGTTGGTATATTCTTAAAAAAGTCTTCTACTTTTGCAAACGATTCCGTATTGAGACTTTCCATAAAATCTGAAACCTCATCCTCAGAATAATCTTTAATATTGTAAATTTGTTCCGAATCAAAAATACATTCTATACATTCATGAATAACATCGAAAGTGACATTTACCATATTCAGATCTTCCTGCTGAATATTTGGTAGTACTTTTGTAGTATTGAGTGTGGGGGCTTTAAAAACTATACCAAGATTATCGCTAATCATAATCTTGGTATTGAACTTTTCAGGTACTTCTATTTTAATCTTAGACGCATCAACTTCAACATCATGTGTAATACTCTTATCGTAAGTATCGTAATATTTTAAATTAATAATATTACCTACTGAACGTGCACGTATGTTTATAAACAGATACTCAAACTCCACTAAGGGTATATTCCACACATCGAGATTAGTATCTACAAGGCAGTTATTAACTACTGCAGCGAGATTATTAACGATGTCAGTATATTCCTTACTTTCTTTCGCCATAAGAAGCATCTTTTCTTCCCTAACGACCATCGGTCGAAACTTAATTGTCTTTTTAGACAGGGGTAAGAAAAGAGAAAAGATAGGATATTGAATCTTAGGTAGCATGAATCACCTCACGAAAAATTATATTAACCTGTAAAAGATCTAACAACAGAAGATGCTGTGCGCACCGTATTAAAGATATCAGCTATACCTCTTGGGCGTCTTAATAGAGAACTTAATGTAGTAGCAGCCGTACCAATACGTATTAGTGCACTTCCTAAGGATAGGTTACGAAGACCGTTTCTATCCAGGGTAGCGGGAGTAAGGTAGTTAGACGTCCAAGTTGTATATGTAAACGATACATCTAGAGAAGCTAATTGATCACCCATACCCCAGTCTAATCTAACCGCACCTATTTGCTTTGGATATGCATCTATTAGTTTAACGTTTAATACTCTCGCTGCAGCTGCATCAAATACGTAGATATCAATCGGCGTAGCATAATCCTTCATATACGCTACCTCACCATAAAAAGCTCCATCTGTCGTTCTAGGACCAGTAGCATCTGGATCGAAATTAACAATCTTCTGTATCCATTTTGTAAAAAAGTCTAATGCTACGCTAGTATTATCCATGTAAAAACTCATAGCGGCGTTCTCAAACACGGGCCGTAGAGGTCTCTCTTGCGAAATACCATAACCGTAGTGCGGTATACTTACTGTTTGCATGGTAATACCAGGTAAAGTAGCGTTATGGCATAAAAACGGCAAAACCCTACCAAAGTCAGTTAAGCTTCTTGTATTCTGCACGGCAGCGATAACAGGGCTACTTCTTTCGCTATTTTCTCTTAACCACTTTGGTGGAGTAATAAAAACTAAAAAGTGTGACGGGTTAACCATACCTGAAAGTTTTGCCGTATTTGATATGAATCGAGATATATCAAAACCTTCTGTCGATCTAGGGTTGCGGTTATTGAAGCTGTTAAGCACACCACCTAACTGTGTAATAAGTGATCCGGCTACTGCACTTTTATTTCGATTGTTAGCACCACTATTAAAAGTGCTGCGCGCAGCACTCAACACCCCCGTAACAGTCTGTGCACGGGTTAAATTCTGAGACGAAAAGATATCTGATATAGTCTGGCTCATGTATACTTCTTCTACTTACAGTAAACTATTTATGTTAGAACTTAATACCTAACTCATTCTCGGTAAGTACTAGAAATTTCCATTTCCTATCAAGACAGTATTGCTGAGCTGCTTTCCATTTAGCCTCGTTTATAGAGTATGTTACCACCTCTGAAATGTATTGTTTTTGTTTTTTACTGCCACGTACTGGCTCTTTGGTCTGCTTACTAGGCTTGATCTCTATCATTAATACTTCAACAATACCAGTATCTTTATTTTTCTTTTTTACTATAAAATCAGGAAAGTATCTGTGTACTCGTTTGTCGACTGGACTTATGTAGTTAACAGATAATTCCTCACTTGCCCAAGCTACCACACCGGGATGGTCATCTAAATATCTCATAAATTTAAATTCCCAAAGTGACCTATAAATAATGTTACTACTATCGCCGATGTATTTCTGGGGATTTTTAGGTTTAAATACACCTTTGTAAGAAGAAGCCATGGCTAGAAATGTAACTCGCACTGCAAGAGGTTTAATGGAGCAGGCCAGATCTAGATCTGCTCGCTCATTAGGTATCTTAAAATTTCCAGAAGATATTGAAAAAGTCCCACATAAAATGCTCATTAACATCAGGTCCTACTCTAGAACAGGAGCTGGTGAACTTTCTGTACCTACCGGTACAAATACAAAATCAGCCATTGTACTACCTGTACCTGCTAGAATTCTAGAAAGTTATAGCGCTAATTATTCTGGGCCGGATCTAGGTATTGTGGGTAATGCACTATCCAATGCTGTTGACGGGGTTATGAATAACGGTGTAGGACTTAGAAATACTCTAAGTACCTTTGGTAGTGAGGTAAGTGGGCAATCAGATGACATTGCTGCTAATCGACCAGTTAGAGATGGTTTATTTAATATTGGTCAGGCATTAGCATATCAAATAGCTATTGGAGCTACCGCTACAGCAGGAAGAGCTTTCGGCTTAAACATACCCGCTAGAGAGGCAATTGCAGCCGGGACTGGCCTTATTTTCAACCCCCACACTACAGCTATTTTTGGTGGGGTAAATTTAAGAACTATGAGTTATAATTGGACACTCGCCCCTAAAACAGAAAAAGAAAGTCGTAGTGTAGAAGAAATAGTACAAACACTAAGAAACGCCATGCTACCAGCTGTGGCCTCAAATCAACTTTTTTTAAAATTTCCAGACCAGGTAGAGTATAAAATATTAGGAGCACAGCCTGGCTTTGACATGCCTACAACTCCTTGCGTTATTACTAATGTAACACTTAATAGGACAGGTAACGGACCAGCTTTCTTTGCAAAAACTGGTGCACCTGTTGTATATACTCTTGCTATTGAGTTAATGGAAATTCGAGCCCTTACTAGAGATGATTTCACACAGAGTGCAACTCCAAGTGCTTCACCTAGTAATCCTACTCCTAATCCTCCAGCAACACGTAACCCTGATCTAACGGTACCTGAATAATGGCAATACAATACTTTGATAACTTTCCAACCACCACATATAAAAATAAAGAAGCTAAAAATATTCTTCTTAGAGTTGGCGTACGTGAGAGTACCATTAAGCCCAACTATATTTACATGCCCTTAACAGTACAAGAGTATGAAAGACCTGATACCGTTGCTGATGATTTGTACGAAAATAGTGTATATGACTGGACTATAAGACTAGTCAACAAGCAAGTCGATCCATACTTCGACTGGCATTTAACAAACGAGCAGTTTGAGAAATTTCTCGCCAAAAAGTATGGTAGTCTCAAAATATCAATCGAGACAATAGTTTATTATAAACATATTACTGAAACAAATATTATCGTTAATAACGATACCTATAGCCTGTTGACAGCAGAAGATCAGTCCGACTACGTTGCAGTTACTGCTTATGATTATGAAAATGATCTTAATGAAGCTAAGAAGAATATTTTAGTAGTTAACCCACAAGTTATAGATACTATGGCGCGTGATCTAGAAACGAAGCTGAATGAATAATATACCCGATACACTAAACGACCCATCAGCTATTGTAATTAATAGTATTGAACTTGAAAAGTTTGATGGATCTAAAAAACTCAATATAACGCCTCTCATTATTTCGCTGCGACTAACAAGTAGCTTAACGTATCCTACCATATACGCTTACCTATTAATAGGCGATACCAACAACCTATTAGATAATGAAGATTTTGCAATAGTAGGTGAGGAATTTATTACTATAGATATTAAGCAGCCCGCACAGAGTGAAGACTTACCCATTAAAGAATTTAAGTATAAATTTGTAATCAATAAAGTAGATACTGAAGTACCGAGCCAAGATACGTTCGGCTCGTTATATAAACTTCAGTTAATTAGTATTGATAAGTTTATTAATGCAGGCGCTATTAGAAGCAAGGGATACTCAAACACACATACTAATATTGTAAAGAGTATAATTGAGAATGAGCTAAAATCTGATATACCGCTTGTTAACTTTGAAGAGACGGGCGGTCCCACTCAATATGCTTTTGTTGAGTCCAAGCCTTTTGAAAAGGTTATGATGGTTACCTCTCAAGCTTATAATAGTAGAGAATTTTTAACTTCTACTTTTTGCTTTTATGAGAATTTTGAAGGTTATAATTTTGAATCGATTGAAAATATAATCCAGCGTAACTTAGATACTACTCCCCGTAAGTTCTCATATAGAATGACTACCAGTACTGATAGAGAAGGCTATAAGAGTATAATATCATATGTTAGACCTTACAGATTTAATACAAGCGTAAGAATATCACAGGGTTTCTATTCTACAAAGGTAATTTCGTATAATCTGTTTGAAAAGAGAGCAGAGACTAGAATAATTACTTTACCAGACGAAATAAAAAACGTAGAACAAAAACTTAATACGTTAGATATGCGAAGTTCACAAGTGCTAATAGATAGATTAAAAAATCTAGGAAGCTCTACCTATCTAATTCCATACGCACCACCTTACGCATACACAAACGAAAGAGTAGATTATACAAATAACTCACTCCTCTACGCCAGTCCTTTTTCTATTCTCATGAGAGAGAATACTTTACTTACTAAGATATACGGTGCATTAGACGTAGATGTAGGTAAAATAGTTGAATTTGAGTTTCCAAATAATAAAGACACAAGCGATAGTACAAAAGGTATTGATAAAGACCTCTCTGGCAAATATATTATAACAGATGTTACTCACGAAATTGATCTAGCAGGTAGAGGTAAGATAGAATTCTTTACCAACCTCACTTGCGTTAAAGAGAGCACACTACGCAAAATAAATTATTACGACAAGCAATTGACAACCGACAACATTAATATAAGAGCATTGCAAGAGTAATGATTACAAAATTTATGGGCACACAGGGATTTACCTGGTTTATAGGTACCGTAGAAGATAATAATGATCCCAAGCAGTTAGGCCGTGTAAAGGTACGCTGTCACGGTTACCACTCAGCTGACAGGGGTGAACTTCTAACCGAGCATTTACCATGGTCAACAGTGCTACAGCCTACAAATAGCGCCGGTACAAGAGGTGGAGGTATCGCCCCTGTCGGTATACAGAAAGGTACTGAAGTTGTAGGTTTTTTTGCAGACGGATCTACCGCTCAATACCCTATCGTCTTTGGTGTATTGGGTGGTATAAACAATACAGGGCCTCAAGGTACTCTACCCGAATCTACTCTTAGAGATAGAATAGATACGCCAAATTCTGCAGATGTGGCGGCTACATCTGTTATATCAGGTCAATTAGGTCTTTTAACTCCTTCTCAGTTTCAAGAACTAAAAAACACTTTAGGTTTTAGAGAGTCAAATAATAATTATTCTGCGGAGAATACCTTCGGATATATCGGTAAATATCAGTTTGGTATACCTGCATTGTATGAAGGCGGGTATGTTAATATTAGATCCGCACCTTCAGGTAAACAGAAAGAACTACTTAACAATCCTTCAACATGGACGGGTAAAAACGGTATCAACTCCAAGCAGGCTTGGTTTAATAATGGACCCGAACAAGAGCGTGCATGCGATGAATATACCACAATACAAT